CGAGAAGGAATTCAAACCTGACAAGGACTTAATCGAGTCAATCGATTTCATCCTTGACCAGGTTGTAACTCAAGCAGCTGGGAATCCCCAGTTCAGGATCTCGTTGTCAACGAGTGCCTGTACTGAGAATTCCAAAAAAGAAGAAGGAAAGTTCGGGTATTTACGTAAAGTACCCGACCTTCCCTTCATCCCTCCGTTCAGCGTTCGCAATCCTGGAGGCCAGTTGGGAAACTGGGCCTTCAGGAAAGCGATCGAAAAAGTTAACTCTAGTAGTGACGACATTTATAAGACAAATGTCGCCGCTATTAGAGAAAATGCAAAGGTTAGGGTTGTTCAGAGCGGGTCTTTTTACAAAGACGCACTCCTACAACCCTTCTCTCATATGACAATCCAAGCTGCAAAGAGCATGCGCTCTTTGAAGAATGGATTATCTTCTGGTAGACTAGGATGGAACTTCATCAGCCGGATCGATCACCTCGATCCGGTTGATGGTCACGTCCTATTCGAAAAACATAAAAGGATAGTAAGTCTGGACTGGCGCTCAGCCACAGACATACCGTCCTTTAAATCTGCACACATGGTGATGGGTAGACTCCTCGAAAAGATGAGACTACCTGCCTCCATACTCGATCCCATCAAATGTATATGGCCTGGTCCAAAGGACATATACATTAATGGAAAGTTTCACTCGGTCCAGGTCAATGGGGTCCCCATGGGGGACCCATTGACCAAGTCCAACTTGTCTTTAGCTCACCCTATCTGCGAGGCGTACGCCTCGAAGAAAGAGCCGAGCGTAAAGGTTGTGCACGACGGCAACGGGGATGATACTGCTATCATCCTCGGTGCCGACGAGCCCTCAAAAATGATTAGGTGGGTTCAGTACTTCAACAACGCGGCAGCGATGTTGGGGTATGAACTCTCCGAAGATGACTTCTTCATAACAAGTTCCTGGGGAACTTATTGTGAGGAAGTCTTCCATATTCCTCTTGACCGCTTTAACACCGTACGAACGGCGTCAAAGCTCAAGGATAACAGACTGTTACCATACCTAGATCATCCCAAGATGAGACTGGTACTGGATACAAAGAAAGATAGGAGAGACTACTCATCCGTCAAAGACGGCAAGTATACTCTCCTAGGTAAGGACACAGAGTACTCGGAACAAGGTGTTGAAGGACACCTATTCCAAGTAGCCTCTGTGATGCAAGACATATGTCTTGGACTGAGATACGAGCGTAGGCCCGTATACCTCCCAAGACAGATCTTTAGTGTTGGCAAAATGCCAGCTTTCTGGAATACAGAAAGCTGGGCAAATGCCAT